CTTAATGCCGCACTCAAAAGCCCAGAAAGCGAAGTGGCAGCAGCACTAGCATCCGTATCTAATTTTAATGTCGCCCCTGTACTAAAAACAATAGTTCTGTCTTTTGAAATGGCTGCGCTTAAAGCGTCTACCGCAACACTTTGCACCACAGTTCCGGTTTCATTATCTGCAACTGAATTCGGCGACTTAAATGCCCCCGATAAAGCTGTGGCAGTAGCGGAAGCCCCAGCACTTAAAGTAAACTGAGCTCCGCCACTAAAAGTAATTACCTTTCCGTTTGCAATAGCCACAGGTAAAGAGTCAACCGTAATTGAAGTATCTGCGTCCGTGTAGCCTGCCGCGTTGTTAATTGTCACCACAGACAGCGTGGCTGCACCATCAGCCGTCACACTTACGGTATTTTTATCATATTCTCCTTGCCACACTAATGTTAGATTGTAGCCGTTTTCGTCGTTGAATTTCTTGTTATTTTCGTCGGCAATAGGCATTCCTAGGTTCATGCCATTATCTTTTTCGAAAAATACAGAGGGGGTCACATTGGTTCCGTCAGCCATAAACATAAACTGATTATTAAAATCCGGACGCCTACCATATAAACAACCACCCCCTCGGTATTTCCAAGTACAATAATCAGCTATCATTGTCCGCGCGGGCACCTGAACATCTTCTAATTCCAACGGTGAAATTAGCTCAAATTCCACATAATATTTATTTTCATTTGTTTTCCTATTGATTACAAAAAGATCATCATCAAATCTGGATTCTGGGTCAGGAATCGCAAAAGGATTCAAATTATTTGGAAAATTTTCGTTATCTAAAAATTTTAAAAATATACGCTTCCTTACAAAGCCATTACCTATTAAATCTCCTCTTCTTTTGATGGCATCCGTTATAACCCCTTGCGGATTGGCTATTAAAAGTTTCGGGCGCGCAAGCTGGCCATCTCCTCTTATTTCCCAACCACTAGTTTCAATAGGCATGGCATAATATGTTTGCAATTCCCCGGTAGAGTCGCGCAACATTATATCTGTTAAATTGTTTTTACCGGGGTGAAAGCGATATAAACCATCCTGTTCACCCAAGTCAAGCTCATAGAGCTCTATCAAAGTATCTGGCTCCAGATCTAATAACGAAGAGTTGTGTGTTTGTGTAGACATATTACCAGCTTGGACCTATGTTAAAACCGGCATATCCGGTATTATCTGCAAGGACATTCTGATTGTTTGCGTTATCTCTATTGGCTGACGATTTGATTTTAAGTTTCTTTTGGGCCAAAGAAGCAAACAGGGCTTCCCTTTGAATGTTATCTAAAGCCGACTTAAAAACAACGATATCGCTAATACAACCATAAAAATATCCATTATAAGATTGGTCCGTTCCATCAAAAGCAGTATTAGAGTAACCAACTTTAGGTTCTAAAGGAAAAGCATAATCCGAAAAATTTTCAAAAACGCGAGTTTTTCTCTTGTTTAAGTTGTTATAAACAGCGTAATACATAGAACCGCCCTTTTTAAATGAGGAAATACTATACATCCATGCTGAAGTAGGATACATTGTTTCGCCATAAACCATTTCTTGTTGAATAAATGGCACAGATTGATTATTTAAACCTGCGCGCTCATCGCTCATCCTAAACGCCGATATTGCCGTGGAGGGCTTGTAAAAATTCGTTGGGTTCCCTACATAATTAGTACCTATTTCAGCCTTTATAAAAGAATTTGTCCATTGGTGCATTGTGAAACCAATAGGCCCATTTGCTCCTCTTCGCGGATTTTCAGCTCTCATGTCTCCAATTTCATATCCAGTGCCAGCATTAAGGTAAAACCAATTATATGAGTCCGCTTTCAAGGCTTTTCCTCCAGAAGAATCTATAACGGTTCCGGGGTATAGAAAATATACAATCTCAAACCCACTCATAGAGTTTTCGATTTTGCCGCTTGTTACTATATTTTTGATCACACCCCCGCCGGGCTGATCGTTATTATTGTTTCCAAAAAACACAACATCTTGATTGTTAAATGGATCAGTATAAGCCCCATAGTTAGTCGTGGTGCCGTTTTCTATAAGCATGGGCCGATAATTACCATTCGTACCATTATAAAATTGTATATAAATGTCAGTATCATTTTTGGCTTTCCATTTGTTGATTTGCTTGTAAGAAGTAACCGTTGTTGTGTCAAAATAAGTTGCACTTGTGTCATCTGTTGTAAACCATGCAACCAAATTGGGAAACTCAGTAGAGCTGATGGAACTAGCGCCCTCTGGTTGCACCAAACTGTCGAAAGTAGAATAATTACTGTTGGTATCAATTATTTTTATAGCTTCTCCTCCGGTACCCCCGCTTGCCGGCAACGGTTGACCGTCCGCAGCCGTCAAGTTGTAAAGTAACGCTGCATTAACATCTTTCGGGGTTTCTCCGTCTGCACCGTACGCCCCTCCCGTTCCTCCTGCAGATGTATTTGAAGTAGCATTAGAAACTTGACCTATACCTGCATACTTTCGACCTCCCGCAAGCGCAATGCCTAAATAATTGGTTTGGTTATTATCCTCGAATATCTTACTGTACCCTCCTAAAGATTTAGCGAAACCTTGACCTCCTCCTCCTGATCCCCCATGTTGGGTTCCCACTATATCACTTAATTTATAGTTAACCTTGTCAATAGAGATAATGCCGGGCTCTTTGGGGTCCAGCCGTATATTTAATTTTGTTGCTTTTTCTGTGTTTGCTGCTTCGTTGTAAGGAACTCCACTCAAAAATGCATCTATCCTCGCTATTAATTTATCCAAATTCTCGAGGAATCTTGTATTTAGCGTGAAAGCTTTTGGATAAAAAAACGGATCCCCCCCTCCACCGCCTCCGCCTCCTCCATAAATTTTGGCAAGCGGATTCTTTTTTATTCGAAGCTCGCTTATATTAGCATCACTTATGTAAATGGCTGGTGACCCGGCTCCTCCGTCGCCTGAGTCTACAGTAGTGCGACCTTTGATCGCCAGTTTACCAGCACTAATTTCTGCTGCCCCTTTTTCGTCCATTTCAATTGTAGTGTACCCTCCGTTACCACCGAGACCCCCCATACCTAACACAGAAGAGTTTCGACGAAAGATTAAATTAGATTTTATTTCGGTAGAGCCATAAACTAAACGCGCACCAGTATCAATTCCAGCATTACTTGCGCTGGTTGACCCCACTGTATTATGTTGATCCACTATAAAATGAACTCCTGAAAAACCGTAATCTGCATGAGAGGGATCGAAAAAATTGACTGATCCTGTTATATTTGTTAACTTATCATCAAAACTAGTTTTTAGGTTTACATTTTTTTGCTCATCCTCAAAATATACCTTTAGAGCGTTCGGAGGAGGAGTAGTATTTGCGATAACCGTACTAGGATCAGTTAACGCGCCCAAGGTAGTACTGCCACTTAACAGCCCTCCGTTGATATCGTTATTAGTAATTTCAACGTTGAAATTATCCACAGGGTAACCATAAATGTAAGGGCTCTCTACGGTAGATCCACCTGCCACACCCAATGTAAACCTACTTTTAATTCTAAAATAATAATCAGCACCAAAACCTAAACCATTAACAGTGTACTCCCCGCAAGGAGAAGCAGGATTCTGAGGGGTACCTCGCGTATGTAATTGCGAGATACCACTGTTGGTGGCATATTTATAATAGTCAAAATCACTTGTAACGGCATAGGTCGTTGGAAAAGTGTGATAAGATCTGTTTATATCAAAGTCTGCTAATCCAGTCCAACTTCCAGTAGCAGTGGCACTATCAGTAATATTGCCCGCATATTCAATTTTATATTGTGTGAGATAATAGCCTGTTGAAGGGTGCTCCCATCTTAATACACATTTAGGTCTACCTTGAATAGCCAAATCAGTTCTAACTAAAAACCCAGAAGGATACGCGGGAGTTGAAGATGTATATGGCCCACTACTGCTAGCGTCAGCCCCAAAACCCGTAACTTGCCCCGTTATCGACAGCGCGATAGCCCCACTAGCGTCGCTTTCTAATGTCTCTAATGACCTGCTGTTAAGTTGAAAATCTGTTACCCAGCGTCCATGTCCTTCAGGGCCAGTCGAGGTGGTATCAGGACCTGCACCGTAATTGTCATTAAGGAACGCAAATTCAAACGGAATAAACCTACTTTGACCAGCTAAAACATCAAACCTCTTTCCTGACGGAAACCCTAAAACTCCCGGAAGCTGAGTTTCGTCCACCGAAATTTCTGTTGAAATATTACGGCTACCACTATTGGTGATATAAAATCCAGTGCTTAACCCGAACCCAGTCACCCCTGTAATCATCATTCCTGTGGTACCAACGAAATCGTTGCCTTGCGCTCTTCGGGTAACTGTACTTGGGGTAGCCATTTTATCTTTTGTACGGATCGATAGTAATCAAAGTCCTAAAGTTCACTTCATCATCTACTAAATTTATGGGAAATTCAATAAAATTAACACTCACAGAATTATTATCGTAATAATTCAACGTGTGCTCCCACTTAGGGCAAATAAAAACAACGTCAGATTTATCATAAGGAGCGGGAGGTTTAAATTTAAATTGGTTCTTGCCTTGGTGTGTTTCCAGAAAGTGAACAATTGCTTTTGCTTCCTTGGTTGTTCTCCCTTCTAAAGAGAATTGTAAATTCAAAAGACTTTTATTAATTCCATCTTGAGTCCTTACATAATACTCACTTTGCACAGGCTGCTTTAAAAACCTTGGAGCTTGAGTTATAGACAGACCTGCGTTTATATCAAAATAAAATTCCTTTTTAGTCCACAAGGAATCATCTCCTATTGGACCATTGTCCGCAGTAGATGTAGTCTCATTATCTCCTGTATAATAATACCACCCAGAAGCTGCCGGCACATAATCACCACTTAAATAAGCAATATCATGCTTACTGTAAGCGGTTCCTATCGCCCAAAACTTTTTAGTCTGATCAAAGGGTATATAATACTCTTGCCAGTTTAAAGTCGACTGATCTTCACGTAACAAAACCGTCGAGGTGGAATTTACATTAGGATAATCAAATCCTCGCGTAGTGTCCTCGATATAAAATTCATGTTCTGCGTTGTAAGGCTCAAAAGGAGTAAAATAAATACCAGTATAAGCTCCGCTAGGCTTCTCACCTTTGTTGAATGAATCTTCAAATAAATGATTAAGCGCTCTGGTTTCCTTGTCGCTTCTTTTATTGAAAGCAAGTTTAAATTTAACTTTTAAAGAGTTTTCGCTTTTATTCGCAACGTTATAGTAGCCGTCCCCATAAGAGGAGTCATAAGTTTGATTAAAGTAATCTACTGAAGCGGGATAAGACGGTTCAAAAAATAATTTTTGAGTCCACTCGCTAGAGGCTCCCGCTGGAGAATTCGCAGCAGTAGAAGTGGCGGCTGTAACGCCACTGTAGTAGTAGTGCCCTGAAGCGGTGCCCAAGCTTTCTGCTGTGGTAGGAACCGGTGGGGTTCCTGCAACTGTATACCCACTAAAAAAAACAATATCATATTGAGAATACGTGTTTCCAATCTCAAAAGAATTTACCCCTTTAATATTAGTGACGCCTGATCCAAAAACATATGATTGAGTAGCCATTAATAAAAAACCCTCCCTGTCATATATTCTTGCGAAACGCCAATTGTTCCATCAATATAACCCCCTTCTGTCACACTTAGATCTTGGTTAAAAATTTGCCCCGAGCAGCCAAAGGTAGCTAACGGAGAGGTTCCATATGTATCTAACACTTTAACGTTTAGTTCGGCATAGTTTCCCGTGGACTTAATCGCATCTCCCACGTCTTCTCCAGCAATTGATAAATTGATTCGTACGTTTTCTTTTGTTACCCTCGATGGCAGTTCATTGCCAACTGTAACAACCGGGTTGCGCTCAGTTGAAACAGAATAATCAAAACTCACTTTTTTGTTAATCTTAACGTCTGTCCCTACAATATAAGACCGAAGGCTATGAGAAAAATTGGTTTCATTCCTCAAGTCGTTGTCGCTGTCCCCAGCGTCATCCAATGCATTTAATTCTCCGTAGATATCAAGCTCCGAACGAAACAATATAGGAGAATATGGAGCCATAGAAAAACTTAAACTTTTGATGTAGCCGTTAGAAAAAGTCATCCCCGCGAAGCTCCCGTCTAATGGCTCACCTGTATGCTCAATAGCAGTTAAAGGGTTTAAAAAATCATGAAAAACCCCGGTACAGTAATGAGAAAAAGACAATGTGCCTTTGACTGGTGATGTTGGTGCATACCTTATAACAGAACCAGTAATATTAGTAACCGGCTGCAATGAAGCTGAGACCCCAAGTTTCGCAGACTCCGCCATAATGCTTGTATCCGCGATTTTGAGTAAGGCTTTTTCGTATTTTATAAACTTTGTTGCCATTATAGGGTATCGTCTACATAAAACTCACATGTAAAGTCTACATTTAGATTTGCATTTCCACTATCGCAATCAAAAGAAAACATCAAATAATCTCCTTGAGAAAAGTCTAAATTAGACTGTCCTCCAGCTGAAGCGCCTCCAAAATCACTATAACCCAGCGTTATTTTTGCATTAGCTAATGAAGCAACTTGCAACTGAGTATTAGCGGTAGCACCTCCCCCATCATAACCTTGCATATAAGCTGAATCACTTGGGCTTAGCTCTGTACCGGCAGGTAAACTAGATCCCGTATATACATAAATAGTCATATTGGTTTGAGCGGATGCGTTATTCTTAGCTGCAGCTCGAACAGATTGAATGCGTCCATCATGAGGCGCAATAGAAGCCCATTTGGCTGTTATAGTGTTTCCTGAAGTATCGTCGGTACGATCAAAAGGGGGAGCCAAGAGAGGGCTAAAACGATTTAAAACATCCGCATAGTAAGGAATGCTAAAAGTTTGCACAAACCTTCCTCTACAATAATTACCAGCACTATTGCCACCTTGATCATAATATGCTGAGGCTTCCACTGTGCCCTTAAATCTCACATTTCCGCTAGTATCTAAGCGCATTTCATTAGCAGTAGTGGTTGCATTGAATATATATTGGCCTGCAGTTGGACTCGCCTGACTACTGCGATGTATCATGAAATAATTATTATCAGGATTGGAATTATCCTTATGAGTTCCTACCATCCAGTTCGCATATTCAGTTCCTCCAATATTATTAGGGAACGCAATTAAACTATTCTGCACGCTTGCGTCAGCATCAGTTGCATTCCTAATGAGGATTCGAGTGCCAGCCACACCACTAGAATTAAAATTAGCAACGATATTATTAGTATCAGTAACATTAAACTTACGAGTAAAACCTGTCGCGCCTACATCTAATTTACCAGAAGAAAAATTGACAGAATCAGAACCAAGAGCTAAGTCATCAGCATTGCGAATCCCTAAACTAGTTCCGTCCCAAATCATTTGTTGCTCTAAAGCTGTAGAGCCTACTGTTCTTGTAAATTTTAAAATTGACTTGGGAGATCCAGTGGCAACTCTATTTTCTAGTTGTAACGCTATATTATCTTCCCCAGAGCTTTCGTAAACATGTAATTTTGCTCCAGCGCTGCTCTTAGATCCTATCGACCAACATTTGTCAGTGGATTCTATTTTCCC